CACCAGGACCTTCACCAGGACCCATTCCAGGACCCGCCCCAGGACCTTCACCAGGACCTTCACCAGGACCCATTCCAGGACCCGCCCCAGGACCTTCACCAGGACCTTCACCAGGACCTGTTCCGGGACCTGTTCCGGGACCTGTTGCCGGACCTGTTCCTGGTCTTGCCACATTACTTAATATTGGACCTGCCGCTGGGCCTGCACCCAAACCGCCTTTTGTTCCAAGACCAGTTCCCGGACCAGCACCTGGTCCAGTTCCTGTAGATCCTCCCCCTGCGGCACCAATTTTTTTAGTGCTATCACCCGAAAGACCTCCACCCGGCATCGCCCAAGATGGTCGTGTCACATCGCTTTCTTTAAGGCCCATTGAAGCAAGCGCCTTAGTCCATGCATTTGAAGGAGTGTCACCTTCACTTATATATTTACCAGCAAAACTTTCAACTGTTTCACCATTTCCTATTGCACCAAATCCCCCATAAAGTTCACTTCCCGCACGAGTCGGTCCAATAAATGCAGGATTATTGACATTTAAAGTTGCGTTATTTACCGATGGGGAACTTCCTCCTGTATTGGAAGATCCACCACCTCCGCCTCCGCCTCCGCCTCCACCGCCACCTCCGCCTCCACCGCCACCTCCGCCTCCTCCGCCACCTCCGCCACCTCCGCCACCTCCGCCACCCGCTGTACTCTGACTTGCGGCACTTGGTGTTGTGGAAGGAACGACGCTAGACGTAACAACAGGAGAAACATTTGTTGGTTGTACGTTAGCGTTTTTAATGTCATCTAGTTGTTTTATTAACGTTGGCTTTAATTCCGGTGGAGCTGAATCAATAAGAGTTATCCATGTTAGCGTAAATTTTTGTTTTTCTTCTGGGTTGTCAAAAACTTTGCTTTGAAAAAAATTCAAAGGAAGATCTATTTCCGGACCTCTTGCTGATCCGAGCATTGAAGTATATTTTGAATCTTTAGGACCAGCACTAGATATTTCTGTTCCTTCTTTATTTAACCCAACAGTTGTGACTAATTGCTTGTCTTTTAAATTTTTTGTTGCAGAATCCGGCAAATTTGTGCTTGACCCCGCACCGAGACTTGTGCCTGCACCCGTTCCTGTTCCAAAACCTGTGCCTTCACCCGTACCTGTTCCTGAACCTGTACCTGTTTGTGACGCAAAAGTTGGATTGACCGTGCCTGTTCCTGCTCCTGTACCTGTACCCGCAACTGGTTCTTGAGTAAAATTTGTAATTTCGTAATTATTGGTTGGTGAAAGTTGTTTTAGTTGACTTGCAAGTTGTTCTGCGCTCATTCCTGCAGTTACGAACCCCATAGAATTTAAAAAGCTTCTTGCAACAGATGCTTCCGTTTTTATTTTAGGAACAGGTTCCGAGACAGGAGTAGAAGTTGGAGATGGAGTTGAACTAGAGATTGGAGATGTTGTTGAAACGGAGGGCGTCGTTTGAACAGGCGCAGGCGTAGAAACAGGAGTTGAAGTAGGAGACGGACTGGGAGCGGTAGCGAAAGGTACAGTGGGTGCAGGAGGAGGCGAAGGAGTAGGAACGGAAACAGGAACAATTTTTGGCCCAGATGGCACGTTAGTTAAAACCGGAGATGGTTCAACCCCGGTTGTTGCGGTTGTTGCCTGTGGAGTCGGAGTAGGGACGGGAGCCGGTGGAGCGACTTGAGGTAAAACCGAATCAACAGGCTTTGTTGCATTTGTTCCGCTAACATCAATTCTAAAAACAGACCCATCAGCGTTTCTTGCAACACCGTTGCTGTCGGTGTAAAAATCAAACTGCTCTAATTGGTCTTGTTGTTCTTGAGTTAAACCAGGACCAACATCTGTTACGGTTCCTGTTCCTGCTGATGCAAATTGAGTTCCGTATCCTAAATTTTGTCCAACTTTATTAGATTCACTTAAAATTTGTTGAGTGAGCAATTCTTCAGCAGTCGCGGGTTTTTGCCCTTCAACAATTGGTGCAGCAGCGTTTCCAGGTTTGTTAAATGCGTTAATTTCTGCAACTGCAGCATTGAAAAGTGTTTGATTAGACACTCCACCAGTAGCGACAAGAGAAGTAGCAACCGTTCCCGCCGCTGGCCCAACAACTCCAGTAACTCCAGCTCCAACACCTGCTGCAATAGCATTTGTTAAAACTTGGTCTGCGTTTCCTCCTTTGATTGTAGTTCCAATCGCAGAACCAGCAGCAGCACCAGTTACGCCACCTCCAAGACCAATGTTTACCCCAGTTGAAAATCCCGCACTGGCGGCATTTTTAAGTACGTCTTCAGCGTTTCCACCTGCGGCAACAGTGGAAGCAGCAGACAACGCAGCAGAACCAACCCCAGCAGTAACGGCAGCAGATGCACCGGTAATACCAGCTGAAGAAAGAATTGCTTCACCAATTAACGCATTAAGTCCGGGGACAGCAGCGCTTGCCGCTGCTAATATAATTCCAAGGACTTGATTAAACGAATGAAATCCTGGTGGTGGAGCATTTATTGCGCCCCTGAGAGGATCATACGTTTGTTCAAAAGTGTATGTTTGATTGCCAGGTTCTTGTCCGCGAGTTCCTTCCTCAGTTTCGTACTCATAAGTACCCGGAGTATACGGATTATAAAAATTTCCTTCTCCATCGTAAGCCATTACGCAACTCCTGCTATAGAACCCATAGTTGCCAACGCAGCCAAAGTCATATAATTAATTTGTTCTGGCAATTCTTTTTCTGTAAGAATTTGGCTACCCAACAATTGTTCACGCAACAATGGATACAAACTCTGATCTTGTATTGCCTGTTGCGACATTTGCCCTATAGAGGCCATTGTCCTCGCATCCAGACCATACTGTTGCATGAACTGTTGAGTTGCAACTTGTGCTTGTTCAAGTTGAGGGTCCATTACAATCCTAATACTTTAACAATTTGTTGATGGATGCTTAAATGCACGCCAATCCAGTCATAGAAATCTTCTTCTACTTGCCAATCTGCGTTGATTAATTGGAAAGGATTGTCAAGGTTCAACTGACTTGCCAGTCTTTCGTGTTCTTGATTGTGTACAAACAGCCAGTCATCAAGATCTGCTGGGTCTGCGTCTATGATGGGATACTGAGGTATAAGTATGCCTTGATCTGCCAACTGTTCATAAAACAATTTATGCTGCACACCGTTTTCAAACAACATTTTCCCTAACCCGTCTACGTCTCCAAACTCAACGTAAGACAGATCGTCCATGTTCATAAGCCAACCAGTTTCTTAAAGAACTCCGCAGCAGCACCTGGCCCAAACAACACTGCAACCATGACAGCGTACAAAAGATATTCAATCTTAGTCATACGTTTGTCGCCAGAAGCCAAAGTATCTGAGATCTTGTTGTACCTCTCAGCGCAGATAGCTTCGTGCACGGCTAGTTTGGTCTCAGTATTGTCTGACATTCAATCACCATCATTGAACGGTTACTACATTAACTTGACCGGGTTCAGTAGGCCAAATGACATTAAAAGGGTCGGATTGTTTTGTGATGTCTCGCAGCTCTTGCCGGTAAGTAGCCCAGGTTTGCTTGTCAACTGGAGAATCTGACAACTGAGTCCAGTCAGAATCTTTAAGCATCTGGTTTCGTTGACTACGGACTGCGTTCCACTGGGTATCAATCTTTGCTTGGAGTTCTTCAACCGTCAATGGTTCTACGTTCACAAGGCAACACATCCCATCATGTAAATGCGGAAGAGCAGACACAAGTTTTTCAGTCTTATGGTTGTGGTCTTTCCACACCGTTATGACGTAATAACCCTGCTCCGCAATCCAATCTAAAGTTGGACCACGGTCACCAAACGATGTATTTGGAAACCACTCTGCGTGGTCCTTGATAATAAAATTTTGATTAGCAAGTTGCATTATTATCTCAATGGAAACGATGTTGCTGGTGGAGTAAAGTTTCCTGTTCCAGAATAACGCGCAATACCTTTGGTTATTCTGACGTCTTGTATGTACCCCGTCAATATGCTGCCAACACCATAAAAAGGAGACGTGGCTCCTAAACTGGTTTGATAATTGTTAATGTTATATACAGGAACACTAGCTCCGCTTGACCCTTGGTAGATACCATTAACCCATGTGGCTACTATACCGGCAGAGGTTCTGGTCGCCGCCCAATAGACCCAAGTGCTAGTTGGAATTGTACTTGCTGGGTAAGTAATTGTATATCCAGGGCTTGCTATAGTTCCACCAGAACCTGCTAGCGTAAATGTTCCGGTTCCAGCGTTTACGCTAAAATCATAAGAAGGAGAGGTGCTGCCAGGATTTCCACCTCTCGTTATAACTTTTCCACCAGCGGTATAATAAACCCAACATTCAATTGTCCATGCTTGACAAGAAGTTGCAGTATTTAAATCAAAAGGCCCGTTAAAGACATCAAGAACATTTACAACAGTACCAGCGGTGCCATCAATTCTTATACTTGTTGGAGACCATTTGTATTGACTTGTGTTTGCCTGTGCATTTCCTAATGTTTGCAAATGGTTCTGGACTGCAGCGTCATAGACTCCTGCATTGGTATAATTAATAAGCAAACTAGTATTAGTAATTGCCGTCACGGGAGAAGTCGGTGGGGTAAAAGCCGCAGTATAAACAGCGGTTCCTTTTACGACACGTACGTTAGAGGAATATCCATTTAACGGAATAGTCGCCGTTCTACTGGCAGAAACATACAACAAATCAGTTTGATTAAAATTGTCTAGCACAGCCACAGTACTAGCTACTTCTTGAACTCCGTTAATGTATATTTTTAAATTTCCAACTGAACTTCCCGATCTAACTGCAGCAATATGATACCAAGAATTTGAAAAAAGAGTTGTGGTTGCTCCAGTTAAGTTTAATGCAGTATAACTGAATTGAATTCTTGCACTAGCTGTAGTATTTAACGACCATCCTGTTGTTGCCGACCCCTTGCTAATTAAATTGTATGCGGTTGAGGTGGCTCCAGAAATGTAAAACCATCCTTCAATTGTAAAATCACCCGTCCCAAGTTGCAATGCCACATTGTCAGCAACACTTAAATAATCTGAACTTCCATTAAAATACCCACTTCCACCATATACCGCAGTGGTGTACGAAGCCACTGGTGAAAACGGTTGGAAGGCTTGAACTTTGGGAAGGGTGTTAGGAGTCAATACAAAAGCATTTGCGCTGTTATCTACAAATCTATTGCTTTGGCAAGTAAGAAGTTGAGTATTAGTGATTGCCGTCAACGGCGTGGTTGATGGAGTGAAATTAGATGTATAAACGGCAGTGCCAATTACAATACGAGCATTTGATATGTACCCAGAAATAGCCCGAGTAGACGGAGTGTACCAACCTGTTCCAATATACAAATTGCCGCCGCTAGCCACTGTATAACTAGAGCCTACAGTTATATTTGAAACGCTTGTGCCGTTAACATATAAATTATGTACCAGTCCGTTTCTAACAACCGCCACATGGTTCCAAGCACTAAGGGTCAGTGTTCCAGTTAAAATAGCAGAGCCAGAACCATACGCTCCAACGTAAACTGAAAAACTTCCTGTTGTATTTGAAAATTCAACGCTCCAAAACTCAGTTCCCAAAGAACTTGTATTCCCTTTGCTTATCATTGCTAAAGGTGAGGCAGAGGCGGTAGCAAACACCCAAAATTCAATCGTATAGTTTGAACTTCCTAAGACAAGATTTGCGCTATTGGGTGTGCTTAAATAATCTGCGGCGCTTCCGTTGAAGTAGTTACTCCAATATCCATTGGGCCAATACGGAGTCACACTGCCTTGAGTTGTGGTTCCGCTACGGGTTAACGTAAAGTTGTTGGTGCTAGAATCAAGGAACGTGTTGTTTTGTTGCCCGTTAGTGGTAGTCGTTTCTGACAGAAAAGAAACATACGGAAAATATGGATCTGGAGTTGCTGGAGTTGCAGCAGAAGGTTTGTAAAACAGTTTGCTAGTAGAGAACATTAGAAATTAGCTCCAGTTTGAACTCCGTACCAATTTGTGCCGTCTGATATAAAGCTATAAAAATCACTTTGCCCATTGGTCAGGGTAGCCGTTGGCGTTACAGCTCCGGGGTACTTTAACGAACCTGACGGGGATGTAAAAGCCAAACTTGTTGGTGTGGAAGCATAGATCACTTGAACCGTCAATGATTTTCCGGCGGATGGTGTAGGTAATGTAAGTGAATTAGAACCAACTTTTGTTGTAATAGATTGAAAAGTACCGTTAGCAAGATCTAATGCAAGAGGGCTGGTAACAACTGTGGCAGTACCCCTCGTTTCTGTATAATTTGTAACCGTTGGGTTTATTAACGAAGCCGTTGTAATGATTGGGCTGGCGTTCATCACAACGGAAGATGTGCCCGTAATAGGGTTGCTTACCAGTTGTTTGGTTGAACTACTAAATATTGCTAGAGACGCGGTTAAATTAGAAACAATAAGATTAGCAGAGGTAAGTGTACTTCCGCTAAACGTCAGGTTTGCATCACCACCAAACGAACCAGCATTGTTAAATTGAACTTGATTGGGGCTACCACCAGGAGAAGTGCCACCGCTGCTTACTACGGCGTTAGAGACCCAATTCCCGCCAATACTCGTTAGAACGTTGCCACTTGTGCCCGGAGCAATGCCGTACAGTGCAGATGTCCCGTTACCAATTATAACGTTCCCAGTAGGAATTGTTGTCAATCCAGTTCCACCACCACCAACAGGCAAAGTGCCCCATGCAGGAGCTGCAGCTGCTCCAGAAGAAACAAATGCTTGTCCCGATGTTCCATAAGAAACAGTAGCAGTAGGACCAACCCCAAACTGACCTGACGTTCCTATAACAAATCGTCCAAGACCACCGTTGAACAATGCTAGTGGCAAATAAGATCCGCTGCCGTTGATGCCTGACACCAGCTGAACGTCAGTCGTGCCATTGGTCGCGATCAGAACCTTGCTTGCGTTAGTTGGATCGGAGTTGTTAGTGGCCTGCCAAGATGCTGCTGTAGATGTCCCACTTGGCAAAGCGTAAATACCAGTCGTGCTGTTGGCCGTTCCGGTTATAAAGTTAGTTCGATTGGAAATTGTCGCGTTAGTAAAATCACCAACAAACTTTTGACCAGTGGTTGTAAACGTCAAGTTGCCGGTTGATACGTTGATAGACGCAGCGTTGAGCGTTGTACCATTGAACGTAAGATTGGCAGATCCAGCAAATACGTTTGCATTGTTGTACTGGATTGTAGTGTTGCCTCCTCCTGGAAGGCTGCTACTACTAACTGCAGCATTGGAAATCCATACTCCACCGACGCTTGTCAGTACGTTTCCTGTTGTGCCTGGGTCAACAAAACTGATGGTTGGAGTTGTTCCACCAGTGGACAAGATTGGATATGTGTTACCAACACTAGTGACTGCGTTTGCTACAGCACCAGTAGCAACCAACACGCCGGTAGTAGTCGAAAAAGAAAGTCCTGTTCCAATTGCGACATTAGACAACACACCCGTTGCGTTAGAGTAAACAATTGCAGTAAAACCTGTTGAAAATGCGTTGCTAACCCAAGCACCGCCTTTGCTAACAAGAACGTTTCCTGTTGTTCCCGGATCAACAGATGTAAAAGATCCTGTACCGTTACCTAATAACACGCTGCTGACCGGCAACGTAACTCTTCCAGTTCCACCATTAGGAACCGTTAGCGAAGTTGGCAACGTCAGGTTTGTAATTGTTGCATTTGTGATGTTTGCATTTGCAATATTGCTGCTAGAAACAAACGAACTGGCAACGTTCAACGTCGTTATGTTTGCAAGCGTTGCTGTAAGGTTAGTTACAACAATGTTTGAAACAGATACGTTTGTTACTACGCTGGTTCCGCTTGTAATAGTGACGTTTGCCAACGTCATGTTGTTAAGCGTCGTGATTGTGTTACCTAGCAAGACAGAAGTGTTTCCGATTGTTATCGGAGTGTTGAAATTGCTATCTAATTTAGATAAAGCAATGTTTCCGCTTGCAGTAGCAAAAGCAAATGGGACTGCCATCAGAACCTCGCTCTCAATTCGTGTTCAAATTCAAATGTATTCACGGTATATCCAGCACTGTTACTGTTGATGGTCAGACCAAGATACTTTCCATACTGCTGGGCATCTGATTTGTACAGAGCGTACCCGTAATCAGTTTCCCATCCAACCGTTTGTAGGCTATTGTTTTGCCAACCTACAATTTGTGAGTAATCGTTGAGCCAAGTGACTCTGTTGTCTACGGTATAGGCACCAGTAGAACCCGTTCCTGTTTCATTGTCAACGCTAACAAAGAGCGTAGACGATGCTCGCAGTTGAGCTTCTATTCCAAATTTCAATGCTTGCTTGGTGCGTATGGGATCACCCATCGCAATCAAAGCAGTTTGTATGGTTGTTGCTACATTGGCCGTAGAGTTAGCATAAAGACGGTAAAGGTTTGCACCGCCTGTCCCATAGAGACGGATAACCCCCGCTGTAGGGACGGAAGTGATGTAGTCTAACGTGCCTTGGGAGGTGAGAAACCACTTCTTCTCGAAGAACACGGCTTGGATTGGCCTCGGACCATTTACCGGGTCGTTGTAAGTGAAGGAGAATGCCGCGCATAGTATGTTGTTCAGTAGGACTTGACCACCGCTTATCGGAAGAGTGAAGTCAATGTTCTGGAAGATCCCGTCAAGGGGATCTGACAACTTGCTGGTGGTAGAACCAACTAAAGAATAGATCCCGTAGTCGTTCATGAACAACACAGATCTAAAAAACGGGTAGATAGCGTAGATACGCTTCGTTCCGACGCTGGCGGAAACGTTGGTATTTGTAAATAAAGTCAGGCCATTTGAGTCAACCCTAACGTCAGAGAAGACGTTGATGCTTGTTTCGCCAAAAATGTACAAGAAATTGTTGGCTGACAGCAGAGCACGAATATTTCCATGCAAAGTTGAATCTGAAATCGTGAATGATCCAGCAGAAACGCTGGTGAAATCACTGTAAGAGTCTGCTGCTGAGTAGTAGACGGTGCGCCCAGCGGCCACCCAAGTTCTTCCTGAAAACGTAGCGGTAGAAACTAGCTGATCTGTACTAACAATTGCCGTGACGTTTGCTGCGGTTGTAAATCCACCACCAGTCAGAGTTACGTTAGCGGTTGTGTACCCTGATCCTGGGTTGGTCATCACAATTTGCGAGACTGTGTTGCCCAAAACAATTGCTGTAGCAGTAGCGGTAGTGGTGTTGGCCCCGCCGATGCTCACAGTTGGTGCTGACGTATAGCCAGATCCACCGCTGTTGAGCAGAATGCTGACCGTTCCCGTTCTAAACGTCACAATCTGGGCTATGGCGTTCGCACCAGACCCTCCACCACCCGAAAAAGTGATGGTTGGAGAGGAGGTGTACCCGCTACCAGCGTTTGTTAGAGCTACGCTGTTAACGCCACCAGTCGAAATAACCGCAGTAGCAGCAGCTGCACCGCTAGAAAAGGTCACAGCAGGCACTGTAGTGTATCCAGAACCTGCTTCAACAATGCCAATCGAAACAACAGCCCCACCGCTGATGCTCGCTACCGCTGTAGCCTGAGTTCCGCCAGGAATATTGGGTGCTGCTATGTTTACGTCAGGGACGGCGGTGTAACCAGAGCCACCACCAGTTACATAAATAGACCTGATGCCACCAGAACCCGTCACAATGGTGGCTGTAGCTACTGCTTGGACGCCGTTGGCATCGCTTGGCGCACTAATTACTACGTTAGGCGCAGATGTGTATCCAGAACCCGGATTTGACACTGCTATCAGGCCAACAGACCCAATAGACACTACGTTTGCTCCGTTCCAGCTAGACAATCCTTTGTCTGGATCGGCAATGATCAATCTTTCGTTTTTCCACTGGGCAGAACTGACGTTAGCGTTGCTAAATGAACCCGCAACGGCCACGTTGCTAGTCACGTTGCTAGTTAGATTGAATACTTGCGCCCGACCGTCTACCTCAAAACTGACTATGTAGTCAGATACGTTGATGTTGGTAGAAGTTAAATACGAAACCGTGTTGGCAAACGCTACAACATTGCCTGTGCTATCAGAAACACGGTCTTGAGCTGGAACAATTTTGATGTTGGAGTCGCCAATCGGCATGGCGTTTTCCAACCAAGAGAATTCACTGTCTTTGATGGCCGTCCGGTTAGCTTTTGTATTGACGCCACCGAACGTCTTCAGAACAGTGTATTTTTTCTGCTGTTCTTGAGATGCCATGTTAGTACGGACTGCTATATGGGTCCGGAATCCTGCGCGTGAAGACTGAATTCAGCACACTCTGAACTTGACGAGTGTACTGTTGAAGGAAAATCTCGGATTCTCCGTAGCTTTGTTCTTTGTACTTTGCCTTGTATGCCGCGTAGAACGCTACAGGAACCGTGTACGGGTCGTTGATGGCATCATTTACCGTTGGGTTGGTAAGAACGAGCTCAGTAGGCAGGATAACCGTATCCACTTCCATGCTGTAAGACTGGTCAGGGATAGGTGAGATGTAGATTTGAGATTGACCATACGTTGAGAAGCACACAGGCCGTCCAACATAGTTCTGCCAGTACCGCAGCTGGGCGTTGAAGTTCGTCCAGGGCAAGTAACGCAGGGGGATTCTTGAATTACCCCAATAGATCGTTAGGTTAAGAACATCCAGAGTCTGCGAACCATTAGGTAACGACGAAAACGGGATGATTTCTGCATTCTGAACGTACAACAGCGAGGCTGTTCCGTTGGTAAAAACGGTTGATGGAGGGAAATTAGATCCAGATGCGGGGTATGGCGGGGGTGTAGCACCCAAATTTCCGCCCACGGTCACTTGATAGATAAATATATTGGCAAATATGTACTGTCCTGCGGTGACAGCAAGGTTGGCAGACCAGAGTATTGCGGCTGTGCCGTTTGGGGCAAGGGGTGTAGCGGAGATTTGCAAGGTACGCAGACAACCAGTGTCTCGTACTACTCGCTCACGCCCATCGTTGATGTAATCCGTAAGCTCATCGTTGGACCAGAAGTTCCCATTGGCATCGTGTAGAAGCCTGCGAACGTCTGTGATGTACGAATTAAGGGTTGCCATAGTTTCCTATTGTAACCCTCAGGAGACTTTTCCCCCTACCCCTACTTTTTTGACGGGTAGGGGTACTACGCCTACCGCCGAGGGAATGCGGTCCTGCGCTGAAT